GACATAAGCCATGAGATCGACGGCCAGCCCGTCTATATGCTTCGACTTCATCGTCTGCGACGCGCCGCTTTTCACAAGCTCGCGCTGCTCCTCGATGGTGCGTAGCCCGCAGATGACGCCGAAGTCGATCTTGGTTCTGTGGATTGCGCTGGTGACGACAGCCGCTATGCGCTCGTCCACGCCTGACAGCTTATCGCGGCTGCGTGCTGATAGTTTAAACGTCATTTCTTCAAGCCTTTCATTGTGCGGATGCCAAAGCTGGCTGCGATGGACGCATACATGCCCCACTGCACCCAGAGCGGCGTTGTCTCAAGATTAGCGAATCCTTCTGCCATTACGTCCTGCATGGACGGCACGAAGTTCATGCACAATATGGCCACAAAAACGATTGTCCACAGCTCATCTTTCCAACTGTCTTTGCTGGCCTCGATAGCCGACTGCTCCCAATCCATTTCGCCGGTTGCCTGCTTCAGCTTAATCTCAGCATTCGCTTTCTGGATTGCCGTCTTGCCGTCGAGGTAGCTTGTCGCCAGCCCGCCTAATGCGCCTACTATCTGACCAATCATTTCTCAGACCCCAGCCATATGGCGAAAGCTCCGCTCATGGCTCCTGTTACAACTGATATTAGCCCAGCTTGTTGCGTCGATAAATCTGGCTGGCTTAACGCCCACTCGATGCAGCGTATATACATCACAGTCATTACCAGCATCATCAGACGCGGCATGATCTTATATTCCAAAAGTTTTTCCATATTACACCTCTGTGCTTATATTATCGTCTCACCGCGATCCAGACAAACCCAAACAGCGCGCCAACGCAGATCAGGAACAGGAGCAGGCCCGCCGCCCACGCGATGATCGTCTCCTTGCGCTCGATGCGCTTATACATAGCGTCCTTCTGCTTCTGCCGGATTTCGTTTTCCATGCGGATCAGCTCCTGCCATGCAGACGGGCCAAGCGTTTCACTAATCATTTTGCGCAGCTCGTCGCGCATATTCTCGCGCTGTTTCTTTTGCACAAACAGATCCATCGCCTGCTGCTCGACGCTGCCGAAGCTCTGATACCATTTTGGGTTTTCTACGCGCTTCGCTGCAAAGTCAAAGTCGCTGATCGCCTTAGACCAGCGCCCCAGATCGCCTGCCATGCCCTCCAGATCCCGCCCGATCTGGCAGCCTTTGCGTATTGCGTTGAACGCTGTGGACGCTGCCATGATTGCCGTGGCGGGGTCTATCATGGCTCATCGCTCCATCAGGCGGTCTATTTTTTCTTCAATGCGGTCAAAGCGCGCTACGATCTGCGCCATTACGGCTGTGCTGTCTGCCTTGGTGACGTAATCCTTTGCCATTTCTTCGCGGGTCTTGTTCAGTAGAATATTGAGGCGCTGCATCTCGTCCACAGCGCTTTTCAATACCCAGCCGATCAGGCCCAATCCGGCAGTTAATGCCGCCGTCCAAAGCAGATCAGCGTCCATCAGTAAGACCCTTCCCAGACGCGGAACTTGGAAAACTCGCCGGACATCATCTTGCGCTTCACGACTTCCTTGGCAGCTTCTGTGTCAGACCATGATACACCAGCCTCCTTGAGCCACTGAGCCAGCACAGCGCCGTCTAAGAACCCAACAAGCCTATTCTCGCCCGACATACCTATGCCAGCGTCTTTGGCCTTCTGCACGTCGTTCAGCGCTTGGCTGACGTCGTGACGCTGCTTGATGACCATGTGGTCATGCTCAAAGTCGATCTTTTCCGAAATCTTCGCCATATCTTATTTCTTCTTGGCGCGTTTCGTTGGTGCGGGTGCAGGCGCTGGCTCAACATCGCCAGTGACGATCAGTGCGTCTGGGCGAACGCGCATCAGCGTTTCAACCTCTGCGTTTGGCAGCTCGGCGTTGTCGCCTTTTACCAGCTTGCCGATTGACGTGTGAACCTTGTGGCCTACAACTGTAACTTTTTTCATGTCGATCCCTCGTTAAGCAGAGGGGGCGTGAAGCCGCCCCCTCTTGTAGTATATTACGATGTGGTGTTGTCGTAAATTGCGCCGTTTGCTTTCTCGTTTTTCGAGCAAAGCGCCAGCTCTGTTGTCACCTGACGTGTGGTGTTGTCGCCATTTTTGGCCAAGGCAACGTTCTTGGTTCCACGCAATACTGCGCATTCCCACATGTTGTCTTGCAGCACGAACACGTCACGGCTGCGGTTTTCGCGTGACGGCATGAACTGCACGGTTCCCCACGGTGTCACATATACCGCGAGCGACTTGACCACAGTTTCGTCACCGGCTTGTACCGCTGAGCGCTGGTTGTTGTTACCAGTGAAGCCCAGAGCAACGTTCATCTGGAAGGCTGACAGATACACTGTATCTGGCTTACCGCCTTCTTCCCAGATTGACTGCATAACGTCGTCAAACTTGGTCTGCGAGAATGCAGTCGGAGTGCCGTCGTCTGTACGCGCGTCTGAGCCATCGCCGGTTGGGTTTGCACCAGAGTTACCAGACTGGAAGTTTACGTTTGTAATCAACCATGATGGTACACCACCAGTTTTACGTGCAGCAGTTGAAGAGCCTGCAACGTTACCTTGGTTCGCAAACAACGCCTTTTCGATGTCGAGCTTCTGCTCTTTAGCGATAAGCAATGTTTGGTACGCCATTTCCTTGGCGCGGCCAGCATTGTCCACCGCTTCATCGGTATCGGAAATCACCACAGCGTTCTTAAAAATCTGTGTTCTCGCTCCGAGGCGTACAGTTGGGGTAACGGCATCGGCAGATGTTGCGTCGCCTTCAATGTGAGCGTTTACCGCAGATGCGCGCAACGCTTGTGTTTGCCACTCAACCAAAGTGTTGCGTGCTTTTGTTTTAGCAGACTTGCTGTAAAACGGGGTGTCAAATGGATCTACATTGTAAATCACATCTGCCAGATCCTCTTTTATGCCCACAGAATCGTAGGTATCGAATGTATTCGCCGGCTGAGCCATTGTCGTTTCCTTTCAAGGAGTTAGCTTTTTAACATCAAGCTCAATGCGTCTTCGATTGAGCCTGTCTTCTGCAAGCGCTGTTGCGCTTTTTTACGGGTAGCAGCTTGCCCATCTGGGCGTTTCTTTGCACCAGCTTTCACCACGGGGCGCACGCCTTTAGCCTTTGCCTGTGACTTCTGCTTATTCGCTACCAACTGTCTGTATTTGCGCGCATCGTTCAATGCCCGCACATACCTTGCATCTGCGACTTTGGACATTTCTTCTGGCGTCCAGCCGTAGTAAACCCCAGTTTCGATAAGGCTTGATTTTAACTTCTCGCTTTTCTCTGGGTCTGCAAGCTCAGGGATATACTGCGTCAGCACTTGTGCTTGCTCGGCAAGGTAGGCTTGTTGAGCCTCTTGCTGTTGCTTCGCTTGCTGCTGCTGCATTCCATGAAGTTCAGTTAGCCGCTGGTCATGCGTTGCCTTCGCCTCGTCATATTGCAGCTTCGCTTCCATGTAACCGATAGGGTCTTGGTCGAAAAGTTCTTTGGACGGTGGGGTTGGGGCTTGCAGACCACCTTGCTGTGCGTTTTGATACATAGCCAAGATTTCTTGCTGCTGCTGGGCTAATGCTTGAGACTGTTCCTTAAGCTGTTTTTCTAAGGCAGCATTCTCTTGCATCTTTTGATTGATGTAACCCTGACCCGCCGCAGATTGCTTTAACTGATCCAGTGTCCAGTTTTCTTCTTTGCCGTTAATTTTAACGGGGATTAAACTGGTGTCTTCAGCCGCCTCTACTAGGTCTTCGTCATCAATTTGAACATCATCGACATATTCGACATCTTCGATGCCTTCCACGTCTTCATCGGATGCCTCGACGTCATCATCGCTTTCGGCAATATCATCAACCACTTCGCTCTCAACGTCTTGAGTTGGCGCTTCAGTTGCTTCCACTGCTTCGCTTTGATTTTCTTCACTTGGCTCTGGGGCCAACATTGCCTCTACGGCATTATCTAGGCTAGTCGCTTCCACGGTGCTAGTTCCTTCGTTTGCGATCTAAAATGACCTCTGCTGCGATTGCAGCGTCGAGTGCGTCACTGATCTTGTTTAACGCACGCAGTATTGCGTGCGCTTCCTCGCGCATCTCTATGTCAGAGGCTGCGCTGTTAGCGAAGATGCGCATTTGCTCTTCACGAACATCGTCCACGAACGCCTGAAACGCCGTGTCATTCTTTAGCCGCTTTGCGTCATCGGCTTGTATGCGGATGTCGGCGCTCACTGTGGTGTACCCTGAGCAATGCCGCCGATCATACGCACTTTATCCTGCTCTGCCTTGATGCGAGCCGTGTCCACTGCGGTTCCGTATTGGCCATATATCTTGGCCGCGTCCACCATCAGATCCTGAGCCATCTGATCGCGCTTCAGATCATCCTCTGCGGCTGCCTTCTGCGCGTCAAGTTGCAGCTTCATCATGTCAGTCTGCGCCTTGCTTTGCGCCTTGATCTGCTCGGCTTGCAGGAATGCGGCGTTTGGATCTTGCGCCTGCCCCTGCTGCGCCATCATGGCCTGCTGTTGCTGCTGCATCTGTAGCATCTGCATCTCGATTTCCGGCGTAATCGGCGCGAAGTAGCGGTCGGCATTACGCACGCCTGACAGCGCCAGACTGTCGGCAAGCGTGTTGCGGATGTTGGTCAGCGATACCAAGCCATTCATCGGCCCATATTGCTGGTAAACCATCTGCTGCATCTGCAACGCCTGCGCCAACGCCATCTGCTTCTCTTCTTCGCGGCCAGTGCCAAGCCCGACGTTGATGCTGATGTCCATAGACGTATCCCAGACACGCGGATCGACTGGCACAAACTGCCCGTTCATCCGCATCATCTTCTGCTCGTCCATATTCTTATTCATCAGGCGCAGCATGACGCCAAACAGGTCGCGCAGGCCGTCAGCCAAGTTGCGCACCATCACCTCTGTCTGGCCCGCAGCGGCCTGCACAGATGCTTGAACGGCTGCCTTGGTGGTAGACTGTAGCGCGTCAGGATTAAGCCCCACAGAGGCGCTTGTGACGCCCGTCTTCTGCTCTGTAAGCTGATCCATATACGCCAGCGCAGATAGCGTCTGGCCAGCAACAAACGGCACGCTGAGATCCTGCACAGATCCGGCTTGGCGCATCCGCACAAGTGAGCCGATCTCGTTGTTCAGCACATCGTCGATATTTACTGCGCCGTCCACGATCCCAATGCGCGGATTGTTGGTCATCGCCACGTTATCCAAGATGCCGCGCAGAATAGAAGTCGCTGCGTCCTGATCGTTCTCCACCAGCTCAGACAGGCTGTGTCCGTACCAGCTATGTGGCTCTGGGTCGATCTCAAATTTGGCAAACGGGATCTCGTCGCACGGCATGAAGTCTAGCAGCTCATATGATGTGCCGCCGCAGAGAAACTTGTACAGCACCGGCACGCCGGTTCCGTCCACATCCATACGCATGTAGGCTTCCGTGATGCCCACCAGCTTCATGGATGGGTCTAGCTCGTCTTCGTCTGACAAGTCTTCCTCGTAGCCTTGGCGCTCAAGAACCTCTGCGCCAGACATGTCGTTTGTGCCGTCAAATGGCGTCAGGTTGGATATGACCTCGAAGTCGAAGCCCATCTCGACCAGATCGCCGACGCGCATGTCTGTGCGGTGCGCCACGACATATGCGTCATCGAATGACCGGCAGTCGCGGTTTACGAAAAACTCTTCCGGCGGGATGCTTTCTATACGCATCTCGCCCTTCATCTCAGTGCGGCTAATCTTGACCGAATGGACAGGAAGCTCGATGTCCATGCCCATCTCGTCCACTTCGA